AATTAATTTTTCTTTTTTAGATAGAAATTGAAACATTTACAAAAGATCGCTTGTATAACCGCCACCTTTTACTAATACAACTTCTGCTTCTTCTATTTCTCCACCTTTTGCTCTTTTTTCTTTGAATAGATCGCTTTCTATTTCTTTTACTTTGTCACTATCACCTTTTTCTTTTGCTTCTTCAAGCAATTGTAATAGTTGTTGATATCTACTAGGCATTAAGACTCCTACATGTTGGACAACCCTTTTTGAAAGCTTCATGCTTCCAACAAGGATCTAGTTTGATTGTTTTTGATTCATATACTCTAGGTTTAAAAAGTAAACTTTTGATAAAATCTAATATTATTGTTAACATTATCTAACCCCTATAAATTTAAAACCTTTTACTTGTATGCCGTTATTTCCAGGATAAACATTTTTATTTGTAGTATCTCTGTGTGGACACTTCATTCCACCTGAACCAAACTTTATTGGTGGTATATTAGAATTAGGCCCTTTCTTTGGTGGTGGTCCTGATTTCTTACCTATCGTCATATTCTCTTACCCTTAATAAAATATACAAAACAATTATAGAAAAAGGTACTCCGATAAAAAATAATTCTATCATAGTAAATCTTTATCTACATTAGATGATATCACAATTTCACCGCCATCGTCATAAGCTTTAAATCCACTTAAAAAAGTATTAGGTGTACTGACAGGTTTTTTAATTTGTGTACCTGGTAATTTACAAGGTGGTCTTGTTCCGTCAGGACATAATTGATTCTGACCTTCACCTCTGTTATCTACATTAAGTTTCGGCCCTTTTAAAAAACCAGCATCTTTCATATACTTAGTTCCTTCTTTACTCATTACATCTAATGGTTTTCCCGTCTGTCTGTAATAATCTCTAGTAATTGGCATTCCAGCACCTCCTGGCCTTACATTACCAAAAAGAGTTTCACCCTTTGCAGTTTTTGTTCTTGTTGATTTTTGAATAGCTGTACCAACTTTTTTTACACCCTCAAACGCATACCCAAGAAAAGGAACATTAGCAGTAAGACTACCTATTAAATTTATCCCTGTCGTAATTGGGTTAATTGTAAAACCTGAAGTTTTAGATTTTGTTGTATTTGAAGCAACGTTTGTCGACTTGTTTCCAAAATTACCAGGATTGCCTGGATTAGGATTTTTAGTTTTCCCTGGACCGTAACCATAGTCAGCCTGAGTAGAAGTTTTACCACCAAGATAAGAGTCTCTTCTTCCTACAGAAGTATTTCCCATTGAAGCAGATTTTTGTTGGTTGGACTTGTTGCCCATATCCATTCCACCACCTCTATATTTTTTAATTTTTCTTTTCTTGATTACCACTTTGCTTCTCCCTATTTAAATCAATTTTTTCTTCTGCAATTCTTATTCTTTCACCTGCTTGATCCTCAGAAGATTCTAATTTCATTTTATCAAGATCTATTCTTTCCTCAAACTCACCAGCTTTTCTTTCTTGATCCATCATATTTTCTTGTGCTTTTCTTTGCATGTCTAAAGCTCTTAAATCTAATTCTCTTTGTTTTAATGCAACAAGAGGATCTTGTTTTTGACCTTGCTCTTCTTGTGCTAATTGAACAGTTATCTCTGCAATTCTTTTTGCAACCATTGAATCAAATAAAATTTTAAATCCATTCGGATCCATTTGTGCTTGTTGAACCATTTCAGGTGAATTTTGAACCATGTCCCCAACTTCACCATGAGCTTGTAAAGCAATATGGTCAGATATGTGTCCTTGCAACAAAGCATAGACCATTGGATTAATTTGAACCATTCTTGAAGCCATAAATGCTCTATGTGCAGCAATATGTGATTGATGATCTTGCTCAGGAAACGCTTTTAACATTTGCATTTGTAAAGCTTTAGCATTTTCAGTCGCTGGATCCTCTGGTTTTGGCATTTGCTCAGGTTTTAACAATGCATCGATGTGTTTTGTGCCTAAAGCTTCATAAACTCTTCTATATGCCTCTCTTAAATTGTGCATTTGTGGATTTGACATAGCAATTTTTAAATTTTCGTTTGCTAATGTAACTCTTTGCGCCATACTCATGATATTTGGGTCTGCAACAGGAATTACATCGACTCTTTCATCAAAATCAGAAAGTTTTACAAATCTATCTGCGTTTGTAACAGCGTATGGATATACAGGAGGCAGATAATCTGCAAAAACTTTTGCTAAAAGTCTAAATTCTTGTCTCATTGCATAGTAACAACGCTTATGAATAGCACTCATCACCCTAGAACCACGTTCTAAGAGTGCAATTGTAGTTCCAACTGCTCTGTTTTGTGCATCTTCACCCATTTGCATGTCTGCAATAGCTGCAAAACGCTGTCCTGCTTGTACTACGAAACCTAAAAGTTGAAATAAAGTTCCACTTGGCTCTTTGAAAGGTAAAATTTGGAACTGATCTTTAATATTTCCACCGGGTGCATCAACATCTCTAAACTCTCCAGGTTGAAAAGGTTGGTCATCATCACGAATCCTTATACCTCTAGATTTAAATCCTGCAGGTAAGTTCGCAAGTGTACCTGCATCAAGCAATTGTCTTAGTGCTTGCGTTGCAGATCTCGATAATCCACCAATCATATGTATTAAACCAAAGCCATAGAACCCTAAACCAGGTAAAAACTTATAATGAACAAAATATTCTTTTCTAGTAGAGATATCATCATCTTGATTATAGTTTCTATATACTGATAAGATTTGTCCTGAACCTTCATCAATTGTTACAATGTAAGGAAGTTTAACTTTTTTCTCAGGGCTCTCTACTTCAAACTCTTCTAAATTGCAATCAACATGCATTTCTAAAATATTATATTGGTATTCTTTTTCTCCAGCAGGTTTTACACCTTCAAGTTCATTTAACTTATCTTGTATTGGACTTTTTTCTGGTTGCTTAGCCATTAATTCTACATCTCTATAGAATCCAGCTTTCTGTTGTTTAAGAACATCATTTTCTGACATCTTAACAATGTGTGTAATTCTTTCACAATCTTTTAAATCTGTTGCATAGTATGGAACAATTAAATCTTCAGCAGGTACAAATTTTGCAACCGCTCTTTGTTTTATTTCGTCAAAGTAAATTTTTTTAAATGCAGATCCTGCAAGTGGTAAATAAAATAATAATTGATCTGTGTCTGGTGTATACTCTTCCATTTGTTCCATTAACATATAGTTCATGAAATCCTTAACTCTAGTTGCTTGATCTTCTACTTCTTTTGTTGATGAACCAATAATCGCTGTTCTCACAGGACCATCACTTGGTAATAATTCTTTGTATGCTTGTGCTTGAAACTGAGTTACAGCTTCTGATAACAATGGATGAGTAACCCCACTTGCACCTTGAAAGGGTCTAGTATTTTGTACATACTTAAAACCAAGTAGGTCTAGACCTTGTGTGTAAGCCTGCTCCCAATCACTTCTTGAAATTTTATCTTTTTTATAATCCTGAATAAGTTGAGACGACATACGACCTAATACTCTGTCATCCATCTCCTCAGCTAAGTTTCTATTAAAGTCTTCTTCGGGTTGTTCCTCTTCAGGAAGTTCTTCCTCACCCTCGATTTCTACATCAACTTCTTCTGTCTCAACCTCTTCAGGAAGTTCATTTTCTTTAACTACTTCAGCCATAAATTAATATAGTTTAGTTGGTTTTAAACTTACAAGTTTTCCACCTCTAGCTTTTATCATTTTACCTGCTTTAGCTCCGCCTGAAATACCATCTCCAAAAGCGTTGCCATAATCTCCAGCTAATGTTCCACCTTTTTTAGATGTTGCATTAATACCTGGACCTGTGTTTAGACCTTTTTTCATATATGTGCCTATAGCTTTTTTGACTTTTTCTTTAAAGCCAGAAGGTTTTGCTTTTCTTGTAATGTAGTTTACTTTTGCTTTGTCGCCACCCTCAGTCTTCAAGAATTCTTTCATCTCTCCAGCTTGACCTAGAGCTTTTGCTCCAAGAGCACCTACAACTCCAGCCATAAGGGCTTTTTTAAGTTTTTTACTTGCCATGATAATTATCTCCTATTGTTATAACAGGATTATCTTATCATGCAAATATATTTACGACTAGACCACCAGTCTGGTATGCTTTGAAAGGTTTGTTGACCATATCTGGAGATATCTTAATAGCGAAAACATCATAGTATAATCTAGGATCTCCATCATCTATTTTCATTACAGCACCACTATTTCTTTGTGCATATACTACTGCCTCTGCCTCAGTTTTGAAGGCAGCAATATGCTGAGTTCCAGCTTGATCTTTGTTTATCTTGTAGCTCTTAGTTTTGTTTGGAACTTCAATTACAACTTTAAATGGTTTACTTGGATCAGATTTTGCTACAGGTACAGTTTTTACTTCAGAATTATATTGTCTTGCAAGTTTCTCCATCTCAGAAGGTAATGTAGCTTTCTTTTTAGCATCTGTTAAAATTGTTTGATTCTTAACTTTTGATGTTACTTTGTAATTTGGGAACCCTGCTTTACCAAACCTGTTTCCATAAAATTCAATGTCTCCAAGAAACTTTTCTCTTTTTACATGGTGCAAATGTTCAACAGGACTAACCCCAACCCACTGAACATTACCTCTATCAACTGCATCCTTGATTGTGTTTTTTAAAGCGTGGCCACCCCAATTTTCTTTTCCATACAAAGGTAGAAATGGAATACCATCTGATGCTTCTCTGTTCGTTATATTAGATAAGTTAAGAGAATTATTTTTTAGTTCTTTAAACTGTTTATTAAGTTCTGAAAACTTTTTTTGCTCACTAGGAGTAGCTCTAATTCCTTTTTTAGATATGTTTTTCATTTCATCAACCAACTTTTCTAGCTTTCTGTTAGAAGAAAAAAATTCTACTTCTGATCCGAAAGCGTTTACAACTTTATCTCTAGATGGATTTATATTTCTTAATGCTTGTGCATAATCAGATTGTATTTCATCAATCATCATAATTTTTTGATTTGGCATATCACCACCTGATCTTACACTACCTCTTACATGGTAAATTTGATTTGGAATTCCAGAGTAATGTTTGTTATATTCTGAACCTATTTTCTGTCCCATCGGTAAAGCTTTTGGATAATAAACCAAATTTTCAAAATATTCATCCCCACCTTTAATTCTATATTCAGAATAGTTACCATACTTTGGTGTCATCTTTTGAGTTTCTTGCAGTTGTATTCTTCTAAAGATATCCGTATCTTTTCGTTTCGCAACCTCTAAAATTCTAGTAACATCATTATTGTCTATTGCAACATTCAAACCTCTAGCTCTTTGTACAATTGATTCAAAGTTTCCAATATCATTACCAAAGGGTGAACTACTGTAGTCTGTATATTCATTGTCACCACTTCTAAATGACTTATACATTCTTGAGGTAGATTTTCCAACGTTCTCTTTTAAAAGTTTTACATCTTGAACTAAACTTTCTGCACGGGCAGCTTCATCACTTCCTGCAGGTACTTTAGCAATTGTTTTCGTTTCAATATCATCTAAAGTATTTTTCATATCCTTACCGATCTCTTCAGCTTCATCGACTAATTTAGTATCAAATCTATATTTTCTCATAACAAGATTATTCACAGGAGACTTTTCAACAATATATAATAAATCCATTTTAGTTAATGGTATCTTTTTATCTTTTGCAACTTTTAAAAACCCGCCTACTAAATCTCCATTCTTATTAAACTGAGCTATATTTGAGTCCCATAACTCTTCTTTCTTTACAGCTTGTGAAATATTTTTAAAATCTGGGTTACCTGTTTTAAAAGAGGCGGGGCCTGTAGATTTAAAATCTTTAATCCATTCTTCTGGTTTTCTCGCACCTGCAATAGGGTGTCTTGCAATGTAATCCCAAAGAGATGAACCTATTCTATTTGTTTTACCACCTCTTGATAATGGCGCGTTGTAAGCAATCTTTTTTAATTCATTAGATCTTGCAATTGCTATTTGTCTTAATTCTTCTTGAGGATTATTTTGAGCAACTGTCATTGCTCTCCCTCTGTCTATTTTTGTAGGTGCAATATTTAATACTTCATCAACCTCACTGACTGGTTGCGTGGGTCGTGTTGATGGAGGCTTAGGAACTTTAAGGCTTGTAATTCTTTGTATGACTCTACCGATAGGGTTTCTAAGTGCAAAGGCTCCCGCACCAGCGACAGCGATACCAGCTAAACCTCTAGCAGCTGATGGATCATAAGGTTCAAGATCTGAGTTTTGTCTTGGAACATTAGATGTAGGTTCATCCTCTATGATCTCTGTTTTCTGTAAATCTGCAAGTCCAGCCATTAGTCAATTAAATCTTTAATGTAATCTCCACCTTTAGTAACTTCGACTTCACCACCCATATTCATCTTTGCAGTTTTTTGTTTAGTTGCTTTTTGATATAGATCAGTAACCATATTTTTTTTATTACTTACATATTCTGTATTGTTCGGTGTAGCTATAGCTGTTTTCTTTTTTGCTTTACTAAATGCTTTTGCTCCAAGTGCTCCTAGTGCAAGAACACCTAACACTGCTTTGACAGGTTTGACAGCATTACCACCTTTTGACATGTAATCTTTTATTTCAGGCACCTTATCTTTGAAGCCAAGAGCTTTCTTAGCGTCTTCAAGATCAGCTTTTGTTACTCTGTCTTCACCTTTATTTTTTTGTGCGAATTCATATATTTTTCTAATTTTATCTTTATCCATAATATTTGTACTCCTTTGGAATGTTATAACTTTCCTCCTCATAGTCACTTAGCATTTCTATGAAGTTTCCTTGTCGATATCTTAACACGGCTTGTGTGGTGCTATCTACATAGTCGTCATTGGCTCCGTGAGGAAAGGCAGCGCATTCTTCAATAACTTCTTCTGCATATTTTTCACCCTCTGGATAGTAAATCTGACCTCCTTCAAAGACTGGGGCGGTAGCGTTGACCCGTGAGTGTTTGTCTTTTCCCCGTGATGGTACGAATGGAATGACAGGAATACCCATTCGTCTGAACTCTTGCATGAGTGGTTCCCCTGTAGCCTTAGCCTCAATAATCACGGTCTCCGGCTCCCAGTATTTATATTGATCCATTGCAATTGCTTTAAGTTCTGGAAAATCATATTTACCCTTGAGCGCATCGAGTAGAATCATTGCAGGTTTACCGTCTTCTTGTGGAAAAAATATACCCCATGTTGTAATAGCAGAATAGTCAGCAGTTTCTTTTGCACTAAAAGCAGTATCATATGATTGTATTACATGCTGCAGTTTTGGAATTCTTTCATGTTCCCATACTTGCCACCATTCTCTTTTGAGAATAGCTCCTTCTTCAGATGTAGGGTTTTGCATATACTGAGCAGACCAGTTCCTGATCGGTAAAGATGCTTTTACTTTTTCTAATTCTTCTAGTTCCCAATACTCAGGCCAAACAGGATTCCCTGAATCTAGTATTGCAGGAAATGAAATTACATTCCATTTGTCAGCTTTAGGTTCTTTTTGAGACTTAATTAATCGACCTGTCAAATCATCCTCTGCCCATCTTGTCATTACAACAACAATTGAGCCTCCCGGTTGAAGACGCTGTCTTGGTCCTGATACATACCAATCAAATGCTCTTTCCATAGCAGACTCAGACATTGCGTCTTGCTCCGTGTGTGGGTCGTCGATAATAAGTAAGTCCGCCCCTCGTCCTGTGATAGAACCGCCAACACCCGCTGCAAAGTATTCCCCACCATGATTGGTCTCCCAACGTCCTTTAGCCTTACTATCTTCTCTAAGTTTAACATCTCCGAATATATTTTTATACTCTCTTTGTTCCATAAGGTTACGAACCTTTGAACCAAATCTTGATGATAGTTCAGCATTGTGTGATACCTGCATAATTTTTAAATTTGGAAACTTCCCTATCATCCAAGCAGGAAACAAATAAGATGCAAATTCTGATTTAGTATGCCTAGGAGGCATATTTATTATGAGCCTCCCTTTTTTCTTTGAAGAAATTTTTGTGAACTCAGCTGCTATGTGCTGATGGTGTCCCCATCTTTTTGGTTCAGAATCCAATCTACAGATAAAATCAGGCCAGACTTCTTTTACAAAATATATAAAATTATCCTGGCACAACTTTATGTGTTCAATCCACTTAGCTTCAACTGCTAATCTAAGCTGTTCGTTTGTTAGTAATTCTTTTTGCATTGAGTCCCCTTTTTATCTTAACCCATAATAAAAATATAGTCACTACATCTATTCGATTGAGTTTATAGCACGCATCTTGCTATAATCAGGAAACTCTAGCGTGGCGTCAATATCTTGTGCTTATCTTTGATTTTAGAACTAGATTTGGTACCTCTTTAAAGGTGGTGAAGGTGATACAGGTGGTGGAGATGCTTGTGAACTTGTAGCCCGTTAGGGCTACAAGTGTAGAACTTTACTGATTAAAGTCTTGATCTGTTTGTATTAATTCTAGTATTGGCTTTAAATTATTTACTAGCTTTTGTTTCAACTCATTCACGATAGGGTCGTTAGGGTACTGAATAATAATTTCCTCAACAGCACTTTCTAATTGTTTATACATGAATTGATAGTTAAGTGTTGAACTAACTGAATTTGTACTTGCTTGTTCAACCTCATTATTACTTTCTTTATTCTTAACTATTTCATTTACCATTTTAACTAAGTTAGACATATTAATTTAACTCCTTTTGTTGAACTTTGATTTTAATTTCTTTTGTATCCATTTCAATTAAAAACTCCTCATATAACTTAGGGTGTTTTTCTTTGAACTTAGACACATCAAATCTTTTCATTGTTCTTTTGATTAATTGAGCAAAACCCTCAATGTCATCAACTTTATTAATAATGATAAGATTTGTTTTCAAAGTTTCAAACAACTCAACATGACTAGGTTTAATTAAGTCATTTGCTTTTTTTTGTTGTTTAACTTGTTCAACAGAATAATGATAGTTCACTATGTCTTGTTGCTCTTGCTTGTTAGCTTTCTTAATAAGTCTACTGACTTTTTTTAGATTGCTCATAACTTTTTTCCTTTCATAAGTTAATTGTTATCCCATGAATATAAGAAATTAAAAAAGATAATTCAACAACTAAATTCATTAATTTAAAAATAAATATAGAACTTCATTATTTATAATTAACCCTTGACTTTGAGCAACTCGCACCAACTGGTGCTGGTGCCTGGCAGCTATCTTTAAGGTTTAGGGTACTCTGGTGGGTGTGGGCGTGGGTGTGGCGTGGGAACAATGCCCACGCCAACAACTACTTAACAGATTTTAAATCCGTTTGAATCTTCGCAGAATTTTATGAACTCCTCTACATTTTCCATAGTGAATGGATAGGAACTTCCATAAGAGTATTTAGATTGTATCCAATCCCAAGTGTCGTGATCGTCTTTGGGATAGTCAGCAGGTGCTAGGTTTTCTTTTCCTTGTTCTTTCTCAACCTTACTCGCTAACATCTTGTGGCATTTATCAACGAACTTATTATTATGTTCAGCTTCTTTCATTTCTTCTTCGGTCTTACTTATGACCTTTGAAACTGTGCCGTTTTTAATAAGTGCCTTTAATTGTTCGGCAATCTTCTTAGCTTGTTCTTCATCAACTTCGTGTCCGTTGTTGTGTTGCCAATGTTCTTTGTCTTGTTCTTCAATGACGCCTGTTTCTTCACATACGAAGTCAGCAAGTCGTCGCCACCACCAAACATTATTACGGAAGTATTCGCCGTTTGCGTTTTTGTGGTTTCCTAATGAGTATAAATCAAAACCCATATTTTCTCCTTTGTTAAGTTAGTTTCTTCTTGCTTATCAAATCCCATCAAATAATCAAGAACTTTTTTTAAACAGACAAACCTAAAGAACTCCCGGTTACGCCTGGCCAGCAGCTTACAGTCCTAGTTGTATATCCAAATAACCGAGCTTCGACGGTGTGGGCGTGGGAAACCCGTGCCTCTGACCAGCAGCCAGATCCTGGCCGTGCCAGCTCCTAATGCTCTTCATAAGCAAATGTCGAGACGAGCGTCGTGGGCGTGGGATCAATGCCCCAAGCCTGTGCAACTCCTGACCAGCATCACCAGTAGGATGATGTAGGTCCATCCTGCTACTCGTGGATAGAAAACTAGCGGGGTAAGCAGGGCAACTAACCATAGCAATGTGTTACCATCATCGTCCCCATGTGATGCCCTCCTGATCAGTCCTAAACTTAACGATATCTCGCAACTTAAGCTTCGTTAAGATCTGTGGAACGTTATCCAGGGTACCTTCTCCCTTGAGTCTAGAGCCCTTCGTGATCCGCACCCACATCTTTTCGGCAGCGCTCCTGTACTTAAACCATACGTATACGTAATCACGCATGTTAACCTGCCTTTCGAGTTGTTTGATTTTAAAGTATGTTTCTTTACCGTGATGAGGACAACTGTAGACTATATTATCCTTCTCTTCATTAGCCATTACCATGATACCACTCCGGTTACCCATAGTAGTCCGAAGACAATTGTGCAGACGCACAGCTCTGGAATTAATGTATTCATTTTTTTCTCCTTTGTTAGTTGATGTTACATAGATAAGACATCATGGGATAAATGTCAACTGCAAAAAGTAGAATCTTTCCAGCCATCAGGTTCGCTGCTTCCTGGCCAGCGGCTTAGCTTAGTTCAAGACCAACTAAGAAGGTCAGCTTTGGTAGTGGGGGCGTGGGTCGAGAAAGGAAAATGAAAATAAACCATACCCACACCCTGTAAAACCTTACCATTTCCTGACCAGCAGCGCCATCCCAGTGCCCAGCTCCTGGTGGATGGTAGTTTAGTTGAATAAATTAGCGAAGTTGGGCGTGGGGGCGTGGGGGTGGAGATCCAGCTTCACGGCAGCGTAACCTTCGTCCTGGCTGGCCCAGCCAGAGTAGTTGTAGCTTTAGCTACTAACGACGTGGGGGTGGGACGTGGGCGTGGGATCACGCATCAGGTTCCGAGCCCAGGAGAAGGATGGCCAGCTGCTTCGGTGATCAGTGTTTTAAGATTCGTGTGGCGGGAGAGGTGTATCGGGGTTCGGGATTCCAGGCTCACGGCCAGAAGTTCTATAGGCCCCCGCAAGAGGGGCCTATTCAAGATATACGCTCTACCTCCTGCTTTCAAGTATTTAACATGCCAGTTGATTTGGTACTTTGAAAGACCACAATTCTTGCTGGTGTTGGCTTTAAGCTCAAGCCAAAATACTTGCTTGTTTACTACACAATGGACATCGGGGATTCCGTTGATAGTGCTAGATTCTATGCGAGTAAAATGCCAATCTTTATTTAAATTTTTTATGTCGTTCCATAGCTTTGATTCTTTGTTTTGAGCCATAATTAAATCGGTCAAGAATCACAAATGCAGCCGTAAAAATTTCCTGTGCCATCTTTCATAACATGTACATTAAATGGTGCATCATGATAAGTTGTAAGGTGAAGTCTAAGGATATCACACAAGTCAAAACAGTTTATTGTAGACATAATTTCTATGCCTTCGGTCATTTCTTTCGTTACAGCTACTAACTGATACAAACCATCATTTAATAATATGAGATCCATTATTGTGAGAAATACCAAGCTAAAGCTATTACATCAATAAGAATTAAAATTTCTAAACCTGTCATAAAAGCTTTATTATTTTTGTAACTACGGAATTAGGTATAATAGTTGAGCCACCAATTGTTTCTATATGCCCATCATCACCGTCTCTTCCATCTTTGAGACCATAATCAGCAAATATTCTAGTAACACCTTTTTCACGTGAAACCAACCAACCTCTAGATATCATTCTACCAAGTTGTGATTTCTTAAGTTGTTCAAAAGTTTGCCAACCTGTCTCCCCTACAATATCCAACCAATGTACTTCTACAAAAGGATAGTGTTCGATCTTCTCTTTTGGGAATTTAATATTAAGATCAATATGTTTTTTTTTTTTTAAAAGTCTCTTGCTTTTCATTTTTCTCCCTTAGTTATTATGCTTACAATACCAACAGATGTTGTAAGAGTACTATTATGTACTTCGTTAAAAACTGTCAAGAAATTATTCCAATCTTTAGTTTTCAATAACTTCTTTTGGCGTGACGTCAATAATATTTTTGGCTTCGCCGATTTTTGATTCAAGCTCCTCAAGTCTCTTCTCCAATTGTTCTCTGTTCATTCCTTCGAGACCTATATGACTTATTTCTTTTCTATCTACAAAATGCCCAGCCATTTGATCTCTTCTAAATTGTGCATTTATAGCTGCCGTCATCTGGCCTTTTTGCTCAGACTTATCTCTCATTCTAGAATAATGTTTATAAGATAAAAGTTTATCTTTCTCTTCTTTTTCTAGTTCGTGAGCCATTCTTTTCTCAAAATATCGAACAATGTGTGGATTCTTGTCAGGATTTAATAACCTACTTGCTTGATCAGTAGGACCATATTTGTTAGTTGAAGTAAAACCTGCTTGTTTAGCTGCTTCAACTTTAGTGATTTCGCCATAATTAGCTACATAGATGTCAACAAACTTACGCTGTCTAGGTGTAAGCTCTGATATAGTCTTTAGTTGATTAGCTTTCTTTGGCACAAAATTACTATATACCCTTCTCTTACAAAAATAAATAGCAATAAAAAAATTCCCATAGTTTGCTCGTAAGGAGTGTAAAACTCCTAGAAATTGCTAGGAGTAAATCTAATTCTAGGAGTAAAACTAGGAGTAAATTAGTGTTGGTATATATAAATAATAGCTTAAAATTCCTAGACTCCTAGAAAAAAGGTCTTATTTTCCAAAAAAGTTTTTTTAAAAAATTATTTCTAAGCAGTGGGTATATACTGGTTCTAGGAGCGTGTACCTTAGAACAATTCTAAACTACACATTTCCCTTGCTACCTGCGACCAGTTTGATAGTGTCTAAGGGTGAATATAAATTCATTTATAGCTCTCTTGAATCAACTAAGGAGGAAAAATGACTTGACTACTCAATCATATTAAACTAATGGAGAGACTTGATTATGTTTCATAGTCAATCTTTCTAAGTTAGTTGGAAAAGGGTCAGACCGGGAGACTGTGCTGGCCCTTTTTTTATACAGCAGTTACAAGATTAGATATAAAAACAGTAGTACATAAACTAACTGCATTTCTTAAATGTTCCAAATGTTTACGGTGATATTTCTTAGATTCTACTTCTTTACAACCTCGATATTTAGTGAATTGTTCTGAGTATTTTTTCCAAGCAAAATTTTTAGGAGAGAATTGAATATCTCCTTTCATGATAGCAATTTTGTATCTTTCTTTTACATGTTCAGGTTCAAAACCTGCATAATAACAAACAGTGTGGAAGTCAGTAACATTCGACATAATCCAAGTGTGAGCTTCACATTTATATATTGATGGTTTTCTTTCCTGGCTTTTTTGACCTGCATCTTCGATTGCATTACAAAGAACACCCCTCCAAAGCTTCTCCTCTGGAGCTACATCTGTAGATAATAATTGAGCTGCGAACTCAGTGCCCATAAGTTTTAATAAGGAAAGAGAGTAAGTCACGAAAATATATTGTCCCCTCTATTTCACTTCTATCTTTTTTAGATCGTTCATAATCTAGATGTACACCATTGATAACAGAGTGTATATCCTCACCACTGTGTTTTTCTTGTTCAGGAACTTTGTGAAAAATATCTCTTGCCATTGATCTATTATAGTTATTTTTGGGCATCTTTTCCACCTTTTACAAGCTTAAATTTATAAAGCTTTGCTTTCTTTTCTATCTTTTTTTCTTTTCTAAATTGCCATACCGCTGCAATATCAGCCATAAATTGTGGATCAAAAGTATTTCTATAACCAAGTTTGTCCCCCATGTATAAGCGAAACATATTATTGCTTACTAATTTATATTCTTTGTGTGTCAGCTTATCTGCTAGCACATTTAAACTTTGAATGAGTGGATTAATGAATTGTTCTTTTTTGGCCACGAATGAATTCCTCTAATATTTTAATTAGTGTTAACACATAATCGGTTTCGATTGTGTCTGGTTCGTGTTTCGTGGTTGTTTTTCCATGTTCGAAGTGACCTGCTCCTTTACACTGTTTGCAAGTTTGCGTCTCTGAATAAGGGATAATTCTTACATATCCGTTTCCATTACAATTCTTACAAATTTTATAAGGGTCACCTAATTTTTGATTCATTTTCTTTTTATACTTCTTTTTCGGCATGAGTAAAGGGTTTTGTTCTAGGGTTTTTATTTTTAGGCCAACGACATTGAAACTTTTGCACAACTGTATTCTTCAAATCCTTCTCGTCACCAGTTACAATAATAATATCATGACCATTTTCATGAGCATGAACATGATGCGTTATGTAATTATCTACTTTAATTTCTCTCGTATTAGTCCTTAAATCATCAAGATAATTATTTAAATCAATACAATCTTTATCGGACATCATCTTTTACTCCTTATAATTTTAGCTTGTTTTCTCCAAGCCCAGGCACTAATTGAGCCTGTGACTCCCATAAGCCATATATAAAACTTTAATTTCATGAGAAGTAATCTTTTTTTTTCCCATAAAGTTTTTCTCATTTTTTTGACTCTGTGTAATCCTCTGTGTGACCATATTCTTGACCATCTCTTAAAATTTCTAACATTTTCTCACACGATAAATTTACTTGAGCTCTTAACTTTGCTATTTCTCTTTCACTAATATTTAACTTTGTTTGTATACTTTTACAAAGATCTTTTAACTTCCTTATCTCTGCATCCTTATCTATTGGTGTGATATTATTAAACGTATCAGCTAGATCTTGCATTGGAGTAAGGGCATCACATGTTGTTTTACTATCTTCTTGCATGGCCATTCCTTCCTTTAGTTTTAGTTGGTATAATATTTGTCTTTAAAATTTTCTTTTTATAAGCATCGATAGTCATACCAGTCTTTTTTGCTTGGAATTCTACATATTCATTTACTAACTTAGATATCATTGATGCAGGTGATCTAAATTTTTCGTTACAAAGTCCTTGTAACAAATCATAGTCTGGTTTTCTAACTGCAACAGATTTAAATTTATTTATATCCATGTTTCTTTAACTCCTTTTTCAATTGATCTTTGGTTTTAATACTCACCCTTGGTAAAAAGATGTAAGCTCTTTCAAAGTATGGATTGTTGTCACTAAAATCCCAACCTTTCTTTTTGCTTAATCTAGTTATAGCTGCGTATTGTTTATCTTTCCAATCTAAATCTAAAAAAGCCATACAGCCATTCCAAGAATTAGTGTTAGTTTAGGAAATATAATTGCTAGAGCAAATATTACAGCAATTAGTATTAACCAATCACTCATCTGCTCTCCAATTCGTTCATCGCTAATTGAGTACATAGATCCGTTGGTAAAGGTTTTACATATTCATCTCTGACTTTGACATGAACATTTTTTAACTTACCTGCAATTTCATCAAAAGTTTTACCCTCTGATAATGCAAGATCTATTTTTTCAACTAAACCTTTAAACATTTTTGATTTACTTTTTAACATTGTTTTTTCTCCTATCCCATCAATATAGGAACTCATACCCTAGTGTCAACTAGTATTTTCAATGCTAGTATTAATTATGAAAGAATTTTTTATGCTTGGTTTATTGTGCCTTATTAACCCTATGACTGGTCAACAAGAATGCCTTTATATCCGAGAAGAGCCAATAATTTATTATGAACATAACGTTTGTAGAGAAGAAGCAGTCAAAAAAGTCAATGAAATGGGGACTAATTTAACATCTCAAGGTATTAAAATATCTATGTTTTATATAAATTGTGTTGTTGACAAGAACAAACTAAATACTTGATTTTACACCAAATAGTTGATAAGATTATCTTATGAAGCAATATCGCTTTCAATGTTATGTAGCTGGGCTATATTTTACTAGTGTCGTAAACGCTACTGACGATGAAACAGCAATAAAAGGCTTCGTACAGAATCTGAATGATAAGCAGTATTCTGTTGAACCTGATGGATTCGGTCGTGGTATGCGTCGTTTCCATTTAACTTATGAGGAGCTAGATAATGGCACTACAGGAGTTAATATCGAAGAAGCTACAGCTGGAGTCCAAATGGGCAACGCAAGCGTTAGCACAGGGTAGGGTTACACCTGAAATGAAGTGGATCGATATTGAAATCAAAGGTCTTAAAGTTAAGATCAACGATCAAAGCGTAAAAGACGCTGAGAGACTTTTTAAAAAAACTGGTTAAAAACTAGTTTTTATATTTTTTTTCAAAAATCATTGATTTGGTTAAGGGACTTGTGCCCTCTATTATTTGGGAACGACTGTTCTTACGTTTTCTGTAAATAAATGAGTGACTTTCTCGGTGTGTTTTTTCATCTTTCCTTGCCACAACTTTTCCATAAGATTAAGCATGTTTGGATGTTCATTCCAGGTAAGATCATTTAACTTTTGAAAGAAAATTGTTTCATCT